AAGCTGCTAGTAAGTTGTCTTGAGTGCCACCCACTACTGGGTGAGAGTTCGAGAAGAATGGTTGTCCATCTCCACCAGGGAACGATGTGCTGAAACCATTGTTAAACACATTAGCAGCTTTAACCTGCTTAGTAGTTGACATAGCTCTAGCCAGACCTCTTGCACGAATTTTTGCAAATGTGTCATACAAGTTGTCCTCCATAGCTTCCTCAGTTACTGCGAAAGCAAGAGCTACAGTGTCATGTGAATAACGGCTGGTGTAAGATTCTGTTGCAGAATCATACTGTACAGCTGCACCTTCTGATTTAGTTGGTGCTTCACCGAAACCAGTGAATAGAACTTCTTCTTCAAAAGCTCTGTCCGAGTTTTCAATCTCAAATAAAGGTGCGTGTTCGTCCTCTATTGAGCCATACTCCAATCCAAAGACTGCGTTTAATCCAGGAAGGAGCTGTTTTGCGATATTACCTCTATTTATAGCCATAATATTTCCCTCCTATATGTCAGTTATAGAAACGACTGACCCTTTACCGTAGTCATCTCTATGTAAGTTAAGTTTAACCTCAAACTTTGGAAATCGATCGGTTGCAGTTTCACCAGGTAGTGTAGACCTTCTAAGCACTCTTAATGCTTTTGCAGAATCAGCTCCTGCTCCGCCTTTCATGCCGAAACCAGAGATACCTGTGATAGTTGAACCAGAACCTAAAGTTACATCAAAGTTCAAACCGACTTGAGTGTCTGCGACAGTCGCATCTGCTTGTACTATATATGTAGCATTAGGGTCATCAAGAACTAAAGCTTTTGGATTACCAGTTGATGATGAAGTGTCTGCTGGAAAATAGTTACTAAACGTAGGTTGCTTAGTAACAGGATCTGTCCAGTTAACACCCATAAAAACTCCAGCTTGTAGATTGCCAGTAGCTGATACTTTATGAATAGTACCGTTGACAATTTTTACTAAATCGCCTTGGAAAATGTTTTCGTCATTACCGTTAGTAATGTCGTACTCATTCATACCACTCGTATTGTATCCACCACCACGCATTCTCGAAGGCTGAAGTCCATTCAGATTTTTAGATGTTGCCATCTTAACCTCCTTCAAAAGTTAGTGTTGTTTATAATAACCAAACACTTTTACTTATTAAAGTGTGTTGGTCTTCCTGTGGTAACTTTTGATCGACTGTTATTAGAGATTGGCATACGAGGATCGTTTTTGCTCATAAGCTGTCTGTTGATAGCATCAGTTTGTGACTGGGTAAAATCATCTACGTGTTGTTTGTAACCATCGTTACTTTCAATACTATTAGCAGCTAAAGCTACATCACCACGTATAACTAAATTACCTAGACTACCAGCAGCTTGGTTTTGGAAACCAGCGCTCATTTCCGGAACATCTTCAGGTTTGACAAAATCCCAACCTTCATACTGTTTCGTTTGAACATTTTGATCATCATATTGTCCCTTTAGAGAAACACGTATCCATCTAAGAACAAGTCCTTTTTCACGGAAACGGTTTTCAACCTCTTCAGGTATCTTTAACCAATTCTGTCTTTCATATACACCTCGTTGTTTACGAGCTGTAGTTTGTGTCGAACGAGACACCTTTACGTCATTATTTGTTTTTGTTGTAGTCATATCAATTATTACCTTTCATCCACGTTATACATTTACAGTAGTGTAGTCATCACCGGCCTTCTCGACCTTGGCTTTTTCTCTAGCATACACATCAAGTGGTACTCCCATCTTTTTAGCGAGACGAAGATCCTCTTGCGACAATCTTATCTTACCTTTTGATGAGGCCGAAGTACGTGACTTTCCAGCCACCACTTGAGCAGGTTTGTTTGTTGGTTCTTCCTGCTGACCAAACTTATGAGGCATTTCTTTCTTTAGCCTTTTACTTATCTCAGTATAGAACTCTTCACTCTCTGGATCAAAGCCCTCTTGTAATAAATCTTCGTTTATAATATGTGCAGCTTGTGTGGTAATTCTATCTTTATTATACCACTCACTATTATCAGATATCCACTCCCTTGCAAACTTATGTAGTTTAGGAGGTTGTTGAGGTTTCTGTTGAGTTTCTCTAGGAGGTTCTTTATCTCCACTGTCTGCTTGTTTAGGCTCAATTTTCTTAGCTTGGTCTTCAATGTAAAATCTTTTAGCATCAACCATTCTAAGCTCTGTAGTTGCATCAGCAATTGCTTTCTGTGCTTCTAACAGTTTATCTTTATCACCAGAGTCATAAGCATTCTTGTAGCCCTCTTCAGCAAGTTTAAGTTTTTCTTTAAGTTGATTCTCATAACTAACTAAACTAGCCTTCTCTGTTTCTTGTACTTTTTGTGTAGAGTTTTGAAGTTGGGCTTGAAGATCAGCAATCTGTTGTTGTTGCGCTTCGAGTTGCTCTTCTCTTTCTTTACGTTGTTTAATTAGTTGTCTTATTCTTTTTTCAGCACCAGCAGTATTAATACCATCTAATTCCTCTGGTTCTTTAGATTCCTCAGTTGGTTCTTCTTTTTTAGTTTCTACTTTTGGTTGTTCAGTTTCTTCTTCTTCAACCTCGTAGTCTTTTTCTGGTTCTTCTTTTTGGGGTTTTGAAATGTCTATCTCTTGATAGCCGTCGTCTTGTGTTTTGTTTTCTTCGTTCATATTTTCTCCGCAGTTACGAGTTACGTTTACGTCAATAAGCTAATTATATAGTATTACTTATCTATATCCAAATAGTTGGGATCAAGATCAGCTGGGTCGGGAACAACCATAAGTATCTGGTCATCAAACAACAACAGCATTCTAATACCTTTATAAAAAAACTTATCGCCTTGATATTTACCATAAACAACATAGTCACCAGGTTTACACCATGCTCGTCCTTTAAACTTTGTGTCATCAGCATAAGCCAATTCACCAACTTTTAATACACGACCAAGGGTTGTTAAGTATTTAGCATCGTCTTTAAATTTATCAGGAAGTAAGATACCTCCTTTAGTCTTTTCTCTAATTGCTACGGGTCTAATTAAAATATGATAACCCGGTAAATGTGGTAATACTTTGGGATCAACTGACTCTTTATCTGTAATCCAGTCATCATTACCTGCAACCGTTGTTGCTACTCCTGCTGCTTTCATTCTTCTTCTACTCCTTCACTATATAAGTTTTTCTCTGCTAATTTAATTTCTTCAAGAGCAATCGTCAAGCCTTCAATAATACCGACTTGATATTTATAGTCAGCATAATTTTCAGATGACCCAGTTGAAATTGCTTCAGCTAGATTGTTTTTTGTCGTCGTAAGTTTTTCTGTAAGGTAATTAGCTACGGCATCCATACATTGTGTCTTTCAAATAATTCTTTTTCAGATTCATACATGGCATCAAGATATTCTTGTTTTATCATTGCCTCTTGTACAGTTATAGGACCACTCGCATCTCGACCACCAACAATTAGTTTACCGTGCATGTAAATAGATGGTTCATCAAACTTCTCACCTAGAGCATCAATCATAATAATCAAATCATTACATAGTGTTTCCATATACCCAAACTTAATATCAGGATAATGGTTAGTTGTATAATGATCATAATAATCTTTAACAACATTTTTATTCCCGACTATTTTAGTAAGGAATGCTTCATACTCTTCGGCTTGACACTCTCGTTCTAGTCTTAAATCGTTTTGCCAGTTCCATTGATGTCCTCTAGTGTTTGACTTTTTACGGGCACGATGATGAAACAAACTATGTACAAATGTCATAGGATGTCTAAGAAAGGCAAAGGTTTGTTTATGAGTCATTGGTGTATTATGTGAATCATATACGGCATCACCAACAGCTTTGGCTCCTTCTACATAATTAAACAACATCTGTTTTACCCATCGTCCCCCAGTTTTAGGGACATGTATAAACATACTATTTTTAAGTTCTACTGCCATGTAAAAACAAAAAATCTCCATCAGTTATTTCTGGCATTGTCATCGCTACTTTTACACCATGCTCAACGTCAGTTATTGGTTTTAATCCTTGACCTCTGTGATTATAAAGACAAGAGTATCCTCTATCAAAACAAAATTTAAAAGTTGTATCCACTGGATATTTATTAAACTTATCATAAATCTCTATCATCATGTGAGGTTTATGTTTATCAATAATTTTTTGTGCACCATTTAATACATCAAGTTCTGTGCCTTCGGTATCTATTTTTATAAAACAAACATTATGCGCCGATTTACAATGCTCATCTAATGTTATAACCTCAACATCAATAGGGTAGCCATCAACTAAATTTTGAAACGATGAATTAGATAATCGTTTGTTATCAACATAGAATCTTTCTTTACCAGGTTTATCACTAACAGCTAAGTTAAAAGGTGAAAAATTTAAATAATCATCTTGAACTTTACATAGTTGTTCGTAGACTTCAGGGACAGCCTCGTACCCTTTGACATGATCAGCATGTTTAGTAAACCACCGAGTATATTGACCCACACCAGCTCCGACATCAAGGACGACTCCGTTAGGATCTATATATTGTTTTGTCTTTCCTACTAAAAATTCTTTAACATGTAAGTCGTAATAGTATGGATTAAACACTCGTCGTTGTAATACTTCTTTTGAAAGATAGGGATTAGTTGTCATTTGGTTTCATAATTATTTGTAATGCAATACGTTCTCCAGTCTGCACGTGTGTTCCTCTATGCCAACCAAAGTTCGGTTCAAACAATATAAAATTACTCTTATCAGATGTAAAGTGTTTTAATTTTTTATATAAGTGTTCTGACAAAGGAGTGTTGTTTTTAAATTGTCGTGAAAAGTATGAATTTTTCCGTGCCCATAACGGAAGACCTGCATTTATTTTTCTTTGTTCTACAGTTGATAATGTATTAACTAACTGATTACTTTTACAGAATAACATTTCAACATCATCAAACTTCCATCTGTGACTCTCAGGTATATAGGCAAAAGGACCATTACCTCGTTGTACTGTGTTAAGATATATAATTGTTTTAATATAATTATATTTCGGATCTATGTGTAATGTATATAAATCATTCTTAGGTTTATGCTTTTGATCTGTTTGAAAGTATTCATTAAAGGTATCGTCTTTATCACTCACATGTAAATTAATATTGGTAATCGAATACGGTTTGGGTAATAACTTTAATTTACTATAGATATCATTTAGAATATCAAAAGATTTGTGACTTAACGGTATAGTTAACATCCTATCTTGCATCCGTGTATTTCTGATAGGTTCTAATGATTTTAATTCAACAATATCTTTTTCAAGACAAGCAAGTAACGAATCAGTATCAATAATAGTATCGTAATAACCTAGCTCTTTAAATTGTTTAGGTCCGTCATAGGATATATTGTTAGATTGTTGTAATAATGTAAACCCAACTAAAGCCGATTTAAGTTGGTTTTGAACGGTAACCGTAGGCTTAACACTAGTGTAAAGACTATTTATGCCTAAAGAAAATGAGTTTATATCTAACTCTTGAATAGCCTTTAATAAAACATTGTAAGTTAAAGGTATGTCATTATTACTCGGTTCGTAACCTTCGTCATCAAAACAAACGGCGGGATCAGGAAGTTCCACACCGTGGTTTGTTATGCTATCCA